AGGTGCAGGTAATATGTCTTTCATACTCCAACCATGTCCGCCTTGAGCGGCATTGCCGGTAGTTCCATAATAAGGTGCAATGTTATCAGAGTAACAATAGTAGGGATAAAATCCCACCAATACTCCAAGTAGCAGCTTTTTTAACATCTACTTGTTCTTCCTTACCGTTTTTTTCATGTTTCTTTTTATCTTCGTGTGATTCCCAACCAATCTTGGCTGCTTCTCCAATCTTTCCTTCATAAGGACAAGGTGTGCCTGCCATCATCATAGCATCAAATACTTTTTTGTCTTGACACATTACACTTACTGCAGCAACTTTCATGCCCATATCATATAATGTCTTTGCGTTCTTTAAACGTATACAGTTTTCTTCTGTAAATGTAGTACCTGCACTTATACCAAGTATTTGTGTTTGTACCGCACCAGCAACACCTATTGTACATAAGTCACTATTACTACCACTACTAAACTGTGGACTAATAGCACTTGGTGGTGGTGATTTTACAGTCGTTTCCATATTTCCTTCAGTAATAATTTTACTGTTTGTTGTACTTTCTGTTACTATTGTTTCCGCATTAGCTATACTAATTAAGAATACAGATAAGCCGTAAATAAATATTTTTCTAATCATACATTTCTCCTCATAGGATATACAATAATATATTTATTAACGATATATCTGCTTACATTATTATTTATATAATGTCAAAAAAATGACACTACAATAATTTGTCATATTATTACTGTCAGGTTTTTGACACTAGTCTATGTCGTATTTGTATTCTTCGTCAGAATCTTCAGGTAGGAGTTTTGTATCAATGTCAGCAATATTGTCAAATTCAGCAATATCGTGAACATGTAATTGTATTATTGCATAATGTAGCACCTTAAGCATATCTTTACGAGCGTCTTCTCTCGTACCTTTTTTACCATATCTTTGAGCGTACTTCATAATATTACCGACACAAAATCCTGTGCCGTGACCGCCATCAACTATAAATTCTGTAGCTTGAAATTGTTCTCGAGAGTAATGACTATCATACGTTTTGTCTATATAATGTTTAATCTCGTCTACATACAGGTCTTCATTGAATTTATAGCTTATATCACTCATTTCTTTTCCTTTATTATTTTTTTAGCGTTATTAATCCAGTCTATAACTGTTTGATTATTTTCATGTATTTGTCCAGGTTCTATTTTATGGCCGTGGTGTTCTACAATAAAATGAGCCAGCATCAAATTGACATCAAAATCTTTGTCACCATATTCTATACTACTCATTTATCCTCCATAACTTTCATCATCTGTAATTCTTTACCGCCTATCTCTCTTAACTGACATTTATAGTCATTAATAGTATTATGAGCATCATACTTAGTTAAGCATTCTCGAGCTGTTATATCTTTCCATATAACTTTCTCACCTAATGGATAAGTTATTTCGTAAGTTCTTTTCTTTTTATCCCATGATTTAGGTGAACCTTCTGTCATATATGTTACAGTCATTTTTTTTCCCATCTATAAAAGATATGTTTACCTATAGTAACAGTTTGTGTTTTACTTTCTGCCCAATCTGGATACACGTAATCAGCGTGATAATGTGTAGCACCTTTTGTGAAATCATACGTCAAAAATGAATCATATTGATAATATATTCTTTGAGCAATTCCACGTATTTGTTCGTAAAGCTCAGCATCTTGTGGTGGTATTTTATCGCTCTTACCATCACAATACCAACTGAATTGACATCTATTTTTTAATGGATGCCATTTACCGTGTGTTTCTAACCACCATTTAGAATGTTGTGCTTGGTACACAACTTTGCATGCTGAATTTGGAAATCTATCATCAGCAACTCTATTCATTGTGACATGACCAATAGCAATCATACCTTTGAGAGATTGATTGCGCGCTTCAAAGTACATATTTTTTGCTATGCATTCTGCTTCAGCAGCTATTGAAATATCTGCTTGAGCTGATACGCTATAAGCTAATGCTGCAATTGCTATGAAGAACCTCTTAAACATAGTCGCCCCAATACTCATTCCAGCAATTTGTAACAGTATCTTTTGCGATATCCATTTCAAACGTTGTAAATTCTTTTTTAAATACACTTACAACTTTATTTGTAGCTTCTTGAACATTATTAGATTCAGTAATGATTTTTTCTATATCTAAACCGAAAACTTTTTCTTCGATGTCTATCATTAGATTTTTTATTTTAGACATAATTTAAACTCCCTTTTTAATTTTATAGTACTATTATACACTAAAAATTAGGGAATGTACACCGTTTTTTTCACTTAATTGTATTTTTTTAGTTAACATATTAACTAAGCCATTTTAGCCTTTGTATCATATGTTATTACATCTACATTATTTTGAACTCTTACCTTAATGGCATCATGTGTATGATGTAATACAAATTTAGTATTAGGAAATTCTTTAAACATATTTTCCCATACTGGTCGCCAATTATTTGCAAGTCTATTCGTGTTCATATTACCTCTATCTGAATTAAGATATAAATCAGAACAACTTCTAAGATTAAAATCAAATATAGAATCAAATCCGTACATATGAATTTCATCAGCTTTAACTTTATTTGCTGCATAATGAACTGCCATATGACCACAATTAAAATCTGTATAGTTTGCAACGTACTTTGGTAGAACTGTATAGAATTCTTTTACTTGATGTGCATGCTTAACATAGAATGTAGGTTGTTTATCCATCCAAATCTTAGGTCTCATACCTAATATCCAATCACCAGGAATTTTTAATGAACCTTCATGCAGTGCACGCATCATTTTAAAATCGACCATGATTGTTCCATAAACACCATTGACTGGCCAAGGAGGAATATTACAAGTAAGCTTCATTCCAACTCTTTTTTCTTTATGAAATAAACTGGCTTGATCACCATTACCAATTATGTGTATTACTTTGCTCACATTTGCCTCCTAATAATGTTCTTTCCTTTTTCGCCAGTCCAATGCATTATTCTTATTTTATCCTTATAACCATCTTCTAATTGTAATCTCATAACATTATATTCATTTGGTAAATCTTTTATGTAACTAATCTTTGTGATAGGACTTAATATTTGATCTAATATTTCTTGGTCTCCTACACCTTCTTTATGGTTTTTTCTAACTGCGCCACACCATAACGATAATATTATAGGTTTATCTATGAATCCTACTACACCCGAATTATGCCACTTATGACCTCTTCTTAGAGACCAAGGCTTGTCTTCTACCATTGCAAGTTTATCTGGTTCTAATAAATCAAATATACCATCAATATTATCTTTAACTTCACAATCTAAATCTATCCATACCGTTTTCTTTGCAGGAGATTTCCACATTGATAATGGTTTTCGAAACCAGCCACGTTCTTCAACATCTCCTAAATTCATAACTGCATGAACGTTTTCACGCACAATTTTAAGACCTAATTCGCTTAAACCAAAATCAGAAAATATCAATGGTTTTTTACAATGTTTTTTAAAGTTCTTAAAAAACCAAGGGAGCATCCATTCATGTGCTGCGTTACACCCTGTTAAAAAAGCTTCATCATATGATTTCATAAGTTTCACCATAATTATGTTTAGCGTAGCAACCTGCTTTCTGTTGTATTGTAGTAAAACTATCTCTTGCTTCTACTGGCCAAGGATAGTATTCTCCTAAAGTAAACTTACTTGAATGTATGTATATGTCTGTTGGACCTGCACTAAATACACATTCATCTATCAATTCTTGTGCACCCTTTGGTGTTAATCTATATGCATGTGCACCAGGGAAATACGGTTTTGAAACTAGTGATCCATAACCTATGTAAGATGGAGTGTTAAACTTGCCGTATGATGGTTTACCTAGGTTCAGTATATCAAACATCATCATTTGTGGTATGTCACCGACTAATACAGCATCATGCTCGAATATTACTATCGGTTCTTTTGATCTTACACACTTTTGCCACAAACTATGATGACTTAAAAAGCCTGCAATACAATTTTCTGGTCTGCTATATTTTTCATGAAATAATTTTTCTGGATACTTAAGCTTTTTTAATTCTTCATATACGTTACAGTTTTGTGGAGTGTATGCTTTATGCTTTTTAATATTATAACCAAAAACTTTTCCACTTTTAATACATCTATCAGCAACTTGAACCGATCTCTCATTATCCATTATTGTTATTACATACATTTTCATAGTGTTGTCGTTGACCTCAATCCTTGTATTCTTGTATAGAAGTTACGTGTTACACCGAGTTTTGGTACAAGTTGATAACACATTAAAGCGTCATTTGGCCACATACCATGTTCTTGTGTTAACTCGATCATTTGTTTAGCGCCTTCTGGTTTAATGACATATGCTGAGTTTCCTGCTAAACCTTGAGGCACATTAAATTCGTCTATTCTAGGAACTGGTTGAAAAAACTCTGATCTTTCTAAAATCATATCGTGATATAATTTTGATTTTCGAGTTGCCATTGATGGATCATTTATACCAATGATATCATATGGTGCTTTTTCGAAAGTACTATCTGCTGGTAATTTTTTTATAAGTCTAGAATCATGTTCTAAAACTAATATTGTTTCATTGAGACTTTTACACTTATGCCAAAGATACCAATGACTAAGAAAACATGACATGCGTTTTCTTCTATCAGCAGTAGGATAAGCAGACTTAATTAATCCACTTTTTATATCTGTTTCTTTACCTTCCCACGGATACTTCCATATTAAACCATTACCACCGCAATATCCTTCTACTTTATGAAGTTCTATTGCTTCATGCATTTCTAAACCATCTTTATGACCGTATTTATTATAGCTGTCTTGAAGTTCAGCAAAGCCAGCCATTGATGTCTTATTGCCTGGTACGACTACTGCGAATGCTTTCATTTCATTATCCTTACTTCGTCACCATCTTCTATATAATATTTTCCAATGCAGTATCTTGTTAAGTATTCATAACGAGAGTTTGCAAAATTATTAACGCTGTCTATTATTACATCAAACCTTGGTTTATTCCATACATTTTTCATAATTTCTTTTATACTTTTTTCATTATTTGTATCACATCTAGACCAAAATATCCTTTTCTCTTTTAGGTAGTCATATTTATTAGCTTCATTTCTGTCAAATTCATCAATGCAATATATGTTTGATCTTTGTAAAAATTTATGCCATACTGGTATACTATTACTAATTCCAACTTGTAGTAAGTTTATTGGCTTATGGCGATATGCAAATAATTCTCTTTCATAGAATAAAGAATATTTGTATCTATTTGATTTATATCTTTGAAATAAAACATTAAGCACAAGCAAATTTCTCCAAGTCTTTAATTTTTTTTTATTTTCTTCCTATAAAAGTATGATCTTTCCATTTGTGTGATCTTTCATCAGGTGCATTTAGATCTACCCAATCGTCTACAACTTTTAGTCCTACTTCATCAGCAATCGCTTTAAAAGAATCATCCATAAATCTCCAACAATCAGGATTATCATGGTATTTTCCCTGTGAAGGTGCAATTAAAATCATACATGAACCTTCTTTTAAAACTCTTTTCATTTCTGCAACACTTCGAAAAGGATTGCGGACATGTTCTAATGTTTGACCACTAACAATTAAATCAATTGAATTATCTTCAAAAGGCAATTCATATTCTCCTGGCATAATGTGAGTAACATTACCACCTGCATTAATATCTGCCACATAATAAGTAGGATTTAAATTTTTAAATAATTCTTTATAAGATCGATCTTGAGCACTAATGTTTCGACCGCCTACATCTAAAATAGTCATACCATTTTTTAATTCATCAGCAATTTTACTAATTGCTTTTTTCATATTGTTCACTGAACTTGGGTGCATTAATCAATCCCTTTCGTTGCTTGTTTTAGCGTTTTAATTGCTTTTTCTTATCTCGTATTGTGTTTGTCCATGCTTGAATATTTTTAACTCATGTTTATTTATGAATTCATTAACTGCCTTAGTTACACCAGGTTTTTGCCATCTAGAATTAGGCCAACCGTAATCATCACCAAGTATTAATCCATCTGGTTTTACAGCTTTTATAGCATTTTCTAAATCTCTAAGACATCCTTCATATGAATGATCTCCATCCACATAAATCCAATCAAGTTCTACATCGTTATATTTTTCAAACCATTCATCAGAAGACATGCGACATATTTCAACTTCGTTAAAAGTTCTAAATCTAGATTTTACTTCTGCATAAACTCTATCGTAGTATTTTTCAAATCCTGTTGGAGATATCTCTCCAGTTACTCTGGCATATTTGGCAATGTATTCTTGAAATGACATTTCACTATTTTCTTTGTATGGTTCTACAGAATATGAATCTACCATATACAATTTCTTCAAGCCTTTTTTTACAAACTGTGTTGAAGTGTTACCAAACCAAACTCCAATTTCTGTACCAATTGTGTCAGGTTTTATCAAATGCATTATATTTTGAGAATCTTTATTTGTGTGAGTTGCCATCATGATAGTTATACCTTAAAATATTTACTTCCATTATTAATTGCTCTTACTAAATGATGAGATTTATATGAATCATCTGTATCATATATATGTATGTCCTCATACTTTTTATATAATTGTGCTACATGCATCATTCCAGAATCACTACCAACATGAAATTTTGCATTAGCCATTGCTAAACCAATATGTGCTAATGATTTTTTTAATAATCCTTTGCCTTCACCACCAACATATAAAACTGGAACTCCATATTTTCTATGTATTTCTTCCCTTTGTTTTTCTGAAAGTGTTCTTCGAGGATCTGTAGAATCCCATTGCACTGTAATATATTCGTCAGGCAACCAGCCATTAGTAACGATTGGTTTTAATTGTGGTAATTCTTTTATGTATTGAGACATTTCAATTCCAACACGTGTTTCGTTTGGATGCATATGTGCGGTATCTTCATAATGGTATATTTTTGCGTTATATCCTTCAGACTTTAAATATTTAATCCAATCAACTTCTGATAAGTTTTCAACAGGATGTGGTTCTATGTATAGTGTATCAGCGGGAAATAAAGCTAGTATTTCTACCCAAGATTTTTTCTTCTTTTCTGAACGTTTACCACCAGCAATACTCCATTTATCATCAGTAAGATGTATTGTAACTGGTGAGTTGTGAGCTTTTGCGTATTGATATGCTATTAATGCACTATGAACTCTATCGCCTAGACCGGGCGTAGTATAAGGTCTATCACCGCTTCTTACACTCTTTGATCTTAATGCTAAATGCTTCAATGGCTTTTCTTTTCTGTAAACGCACTATCAAAATAAACATCAATGCGTTTTTTTGTTTCATGCCGTAAATCATTAATTTGAGTAATTAAAAAAGCTGTATCAGCTTCTTCTTTACTATATCTTTCTACGCCTTTTCTTTTGCGATCTTCTAAATCCCATAACTCTTCGTTAATTGCTCTCATAATTCCTAAGTAATGATCAAATCCATCATGAGTAAGATCCTGACTTTCATACTGATTTAATTCTCTTTCTACGTCCAAGCCTTTTTCTTTTTTTATTAATAATATGGAATATCTATCAATATATTCAGCGATACTAATATCTATCGTAAAAGATTTAGCAGGTTCAAAATTAGGATCTTTCCAACTCATATCACTTTCTCCATTAACTGTTCAACATTCTCGCCACTGTTTGGTAATTTGTCTTTAAGAAAGAAATGTACAAAATATGCTTCTTTAATTCTATCATCAGGAATAGCAGTAAATAATGCATTCCATTTCCAGCTTAACTCTTGTAATTTCATATTTTCTTTTTTGACCCACCAATTTAAAAGTGTCTGATCAGTGCTCCATTTCCATGCGCCTAATCCATCAACAAATCTTTTAAACTCTGGTCTTTGAATAAAATCTTTACCTGATTGACGCTTACCATTTGATTGTATTGGCAAGTAATTTACGAATTGTCTATTCATTAGCATCAAACCCATATTAAAAAAGTGGCCACCTGAATTGTTCCACTTCCAATCTACATCTTGAAGAGTACCATACTGCATTCTAGTATAACCTCTTAATTTTTCTTGATACCAGGGTAAGATCGGTGCTTGTCTTTCAACCATACCCGCAAATTCTGTTTCGTTACTCATCTCATTAAATATATTAGGAGAACCGGGTCTTATCCAAATGTCAGCATCAATAATACAAATTTGATCATATTTATCCCAATAATCAAATGCATTTTCTTTTTCATAGATAGGTAAGAATCCACCGTGTTTTTCATATGATTCTTTACTACGATTTGTAGCAAATACGTCTGGTTTAATTCTCATTATAGGTTGAGTTTGAATTACATAATCTACTTTATTTTGTGGAGATTCTTTAGAATTTATATATTCTGCATAAGCTTTAACCGAAGCTGTACAATGATCATACAGCTTCGATCTTTTTCCAGTGTAAACTTGATATATCAATCTTTTCATAACAAAAATCCTTTTATTTTACTTCTTTGGTGCTGGTTTGCTTGCTTTGCCTTTTAATGCATCGGCTCCAAAGAATGCTGAAACTAAAACAGCAATGGATGCAAAATATGTTGGTGCAATATCAGCAATTAATCCTGCTGCTTCGGATAACCCAAATAAAGAAGTTAAAAATATTGCAAGTGGATATAATAATAATCCAAATAGAGCAAACCATGCCATTTTTCTAATAGCATCTCTTTGAGCGTCTGCGTCTTCCATTTCTTTCCTTTTAAATTCTA